AACTTATCTGCAAGTGACTAATGCAGGAACTCCCGACACGCCGAGAGTGTCGCTTGTTTTGTCACACAGTCCTGCTATTGTCTCCGCCATGAAATCGAGCGAGGTACTGAGCGAATGGACGCTCGGCCTCCGCACAGGGGACACAGATATTTGCCTGAAGCCCAGCGAGGGCAAGGCGATGGTGATCTACCCGTGGTGGAAGCCAGTGGAAGAACTCCAATCAACACTGGAGTTGGTGAAGGCGATGGGTTTTGAATCCGTCACCGACAACGGCAACCTGCCGGTATACACGATGCCGAACATTGACACGATTGACTTCGACTACATCGAGGTGACCGCTGATGGGCGGTAAATTTCCTGAGCATCGCTCGCATTCACAGTTGCAGACATGGTTGCGCTGTCAGCATCAGTGGTATTTGACTCGCGTGGAGCAAGTACCGGAGCGTCCCTCGCTGCCGATGGCAGCGGGGAACGCCGTGCATTCGATGCTGGAACAGATCAACCACACCGTGTACAAGCGAATGCAGGACGAGCGAGGAACGGTAACATGACAGAGCCGCTGCCTTCGGTGCATTGCCCGAACATGGACTGCCTCGGTGATGTGTTCTCCACGCATGTGATCTTCGACGACAACGGCGAGATCGCTTGGTACGTCACGCGCCACAAAGACATCACCAAGTGCGCTCTGTGTGGAACGCACGTCACCCTGCCTACCCCGAAGGGGGTTGATCATGTTTGAGGATCTTGCTGACCAGTGGCAGAACATTTGGGTCAACGAACTTGTGTCACTGGAGCGTCGCAGCGGTGTTGCCGTTGATGACTGGACGGTCGGTGGCCGTAAGTCACGGGAGAAGCCTGAAGGTGAGAACGCCGCATGGTGGCAAGCCGAAGGCTTGCGGCAAGCAGAGGCATACATCGAATGGTTGGCAAACACTGGATGGAGTATCGCCACGCTGCCGGATGGCAGGCCCGGTATCGAATGGGATGCTGTCGTTGACTTCGGTGGACGCCCAGTCAAAGCGATCATCGACGCGGTCTTCACTAACGGTGAAGACCTGATCGTTGTCGACTACAAGACCGGCAGGAAGAGGCAGCAGCCACCACAACTGGGGTTGTATGCGTCGATCATTGAACGCACACAGGGTGTGCGACCGAAGTGGGGCGGCTACTACATGAGCCGCGACGCGAAGGTCGACGACCTGTTCGACCTGTCGACGTGGTCGATGGACTTCTACGACTACAGCTTCGGGGTGATGAACATTGCCGTGAACACTGGCATGTTCGTCCCAAACGTTTCCGACCACTGCTCGTGGTGCGGGGTCCGTGACTACTGCGTGGCGCAGGGCGGATCGAAGAGTTCTTCATTCCCACTACACACGAAAGGAATATGAAGATGGCAATGACGGAAGCACCGTTCAGCCTGACCATCAAGGTCGGGCCTAAAGGTGAACTGTTGACCTGTCGCGCTGAAACTGCGGCAGACATGAAGGCTCGTGTCGCTGACTTGCGCGACATCGAGCAGATCCTATTGCAGGGCAGTGTGCAGGAACAGCCGCAGGCTGCCCCGACTGTGGAGCAGGCGGTGCAGAATCTGCAGGACGCAGGCATGGTTGCCGCCCCATCGGGTGGCATCGAGCAGCGTCAGGATCGTTTCAACAACGACTACACCCGTGGTGTACCGGACGCTGGCACATGCATTCACGGTGGACGCATCGTCAAGAACGCAACGAACAAGTCAGGCAAGCGGTACAAGGCTTACGTCTGCGTGAACGACTCACCGTTCCGTGAAGGTAAGTACGACGCGAACGCGATCTGCGAGATTGCGTGGCCTGCTAAGTAATGCGAAGCCTCCTTCACGTCATCAAGGGCAGCAGCACAGCGGGTCAGGATCTGCCAGAGATCCTGCCGCCGCTGACCATCAAAGGCGTGCGCTTCCGCCGTGGTCAGCTCGCTCTTCTCTCCTCCCATCCGGGTCGAGGGAAGACGCTGTTCGCTCTTTGGTACGCAGTCAAGATCGCACGGCAGGGCGAGCCGGTGCTGTACATCAGTGCCGACTCGGATCAAGGAACCCTAGCCAACCGTGTCGGTGCGATCTTGATGAATCGCACCGTGAATGACGTGAAGGATATGCGGGAGTCAGAGGCAGTCGACGATGTCGCCAACGAGTTGGCTGCCCTGACTCGCCGCTTACGCATCGACCGTGACCCGAACCCAACCATCGATGACGTGTGGGAAGAGACCCAAGCGTTTGAAGAACTCCTCGGTGTAGCACCGAGCCTCATCGTCATCGACGTTCTCTTGAACGTCCACACCGAACTCGATGGTTGGGCTGGGTTACTGGATGCGGTGAAAAGTTTTCACACGTTGGCTCGGGAGACCGAGGCGTGCGTTCTCGTCTTGCACCACACGCGAGAGGAAGGCAACGCGACTCGACCGGGACCAATGAACGCGACGATGGGCAAAGTCAACCAGTTCCCTGAGTTGATCTTGAACATCGCAATGGACGGCGACCAGTACTGGGCTGCCCCTGTGAAGAACCGCGACGGTGTCGCGGATCCGAAAGCCGAACAACCCATCGAATTGTTTGTTGACGCCGAATCGATGTCGCTGTTTGGAACCCGTCAAGAACTAGAAACCCACCGATCTAGGAGGCAATGGGTATGAAGTATCCGATTGATTTGTTTGAACGTGGAGCGTGCCGAGGCGCAGACATCGAAGCGTTCTTCCCTGTCAAGGGAGTGGTGACAACAGAGAACCGTGCTGCTGTGCGCGTGTGCCAGACACGGTGCGACGTGGTTGATCAGTGTCTGGAATGGGCACTGGATAACGAGCGTCATGGGATTTGGGGAGGCACGACGGCGAAGGAACGAAGTCAGATCCGTGCCCGTCGAGGCATCCTCGTGGAAGAACCTCAGTACCGGGCGGCGTCGTGAGTGCAGCCAACAAACGCAAGGGGACACAGGCCGAAGTCGAGGCAGTTAACTACGGCAAGGAAGAACTCCTCGACATAGAACGAGTCGCACGTCATGGCTCCAAAGACCAAGGTGACTTCCGCATCCGCTTGAAGTCAGGTATCGACATCGTCGGCGAGGTGAAGAACGTCCAGTCAGCGTGGTCGCAGATGGCTGAGTTCCTCCGCCAGTCCCTCATCGAAGCGGACCACAGTCAGGAAGCCACCGGGCGTCCGACCGTTGGTGTTGTCTGCACGAAGACCAAGGGCAAGGGCGCACCGAAGATGCGGATCGTCTGCGAGTTCGACACGTTCATTGACTTCCTCAGATTGACCGATCAGGCATGAGCAAAGAGGACGAGCTGCTGGCTGTGCTGAAGCACTACGACATTGATGAGCCGCGCAGTGGTCAACGCAAGATGCGTTGCCCTGTCCACGACGACAGCAATCCGTCGGCCACCGTGAATCGGGAGAAGGGCTTGTGGCATTGCTTCGCCTGCGGTGCAGGTGGAGACGGGATAGCCCTACTGCAAGCGAACGAGGGTTGGAGTTACGGGCAAGCGAAAGATTTCCTCGCCACTCTCACAGGTGACACACCTGCATCCGAGGTGGCCCACCGCAAACCGAAAAAGTCGAAGCGGTGGATACCGCCGAAGTTACGGAGGTCGGTATGACAACACTGGAAACAATCTTCGACAAGGAGATTGAAAACTATGTGCTTGCCCGTCTACGGCAGCGTGACCTTGGCGTGACGTGGGCATCGTTCCCCATGTACAGCGAGGTTGACCTCATTGGGATGCGTGACGGTGACGTGCATGGCTTCGTCGAGATCAAGTCTCGCAAGGCAACCATGCGCGACCTTCAAGAAAGATTCCCTGAAGGTGTCCTGCTCAAACGCAGGAAGTATGAGGCATGCTCCACACTGGAGGCGACGTTCAACGTGCCAGCGTGGGTGCTGTTTGCGTTTGGTTCCGGCAAAGACGACATGGCTGCATGCCGTCCGCACCAATTGCCGACGCGATTGTCGGTGTCGACTGGCAGGCGTGACCGTGGCCTGCTCACTGACGAGGAGCCAGTTGTCCTGATCCATTGGGGAGAGCTGGAGGTGTGGGAGTGACCACCATCGTTGGCTACGAAGACTCTCGCGGGTCGGTGATCGTCGCTGACTCTGTTACCACTTCTGATAACAGGCCGTACTCGTCGCAGTACATGCCGAAGATCGTGCGCCGTGACTCATACCTGATCGCTGCCTCCGGCAGCGCACACCCATGCGACCTCGTGCAGTACCTGTGGCTACCTCCGTTCTGGGATGGCGTCAGCGACATCCCATCGTTCACCCGAACGATGGTCGTGCCGCACTTAAAGCAGTTCCTGCAGGCGAGCGACTGGCAGCCCGACAGCGACAAGGAAGACGTACTCGTTCTCCTTGTCGCCATAGCCGGGTATCTGGTGGAGATCACCGAGGACTTCTCCGTACTGCACAGATCCGATGGCCTGTACGCCATCGGATCCGGTTCCGCCTACGCCATCGGTGCGCTGGAAGCAGGAGCAACACCAGAGGAAGCCATCCAAATCGCTGCCCGAAACGACGCAATGACAGGTCTCCCACATTTACGACTGGAGCAGGAGAAGCGACATGATTGAAGCACTACTGCTGACTACAGCAGACATCCCTGAATACGACGTTCCTGCGGTGTACCGGGAATACGAGGCGTGCGTTGCCGAACGGGAATCCAATGGCAGACCGAATGCCGTGAACCCGACCGGCAAGTACCGGGGCATGTACCAGTTCAACGATGCGCTCGCCGATGGCACGACCTATCACATCATCGACTGGCTTGACACATGGCACGACAAGCCGAAGAAGTACGCCGCCGCATTGCGGGAGATCCCGATGAACAAGTGGCCGGAAGAAGTACAGACCGCTGCATTCGTGGCCGTGCTTGACGGGCACGACGCTGACCGTAGGTGGGCTGGAAAGTTTCACTTTGCCGGAGGTCGATGGACATGCTGACCATGCCTGAACCGTGGAACCAGAAGTGTCCCCATTGCGGAACCGAACGTGCTGCACCGATGAATGGGTACGTCGTGCGCTGCTGCAACTACCGCGAGTGCGGTCGCTATCACATGACAGAGGTGGTGGAGAAGTGAACATTGAGATGAGTGGCTACGCCGATGTGCGAGCTGACGTTAGAACGGTCAAGGATCTTAGAGACTTGGTCAGTTTCCTCGACAAGAACCGTGTCCGCCATGACGCACAGATTGATTGGGGATCTGGGTTCGTGTACATCCTCGTGGCGGATAACGCTCGCGGCGAGTTCATTGAGTGCGGTGATCACATTCCACCGGACCTTGAGTTCGATGTCATCCTCAACACACACTCGCATCCCGTACCCGAGACGTATGAAGAAGCACTGGAAATGCAACTCGACTACCCGGCTCAATACGAATGGCCTGCCCGAGACCGGAGCAAAGGTAAGGGGAAGTGAGCCAAGATGATGAGGCGTTCCGGGCGTGGCTAGTCCACGGCGTGACACGCCGATGGATCTCCATGCCCGTGTGTGCGGCGCACATGCCGCTACCGACAACACCGGAAGAGGACATCGAGATCGTCCTCACCGGCACGGGTGACAGCGAAGACATCATCTACATCGACGACCCGTGCCTGTTCGCTTTGCGTTTGTGGAAAGAGATAGACGAGGACGAGTACTTTGACGATGAGTAAGAAGCTGCGGCAGATATGGACTCGGGCAGCCGAGGAGTACCACATCGAACTGGCTGGTTCACCCGCCGAGGAGTACCTCACTCAACGTGAACTCATCGACGTAGCAGGGGAGTTCCTGTTCGGGTATGTGTCCGAGCCTGCACCCGGTCACGAGGACAGGTTCATTGGCTGCCTATCGATCCCGTACATCACGCCACTAGGTGGCGTGGTCGGGTTCAAGTTCCGGTCACTGAACTCGCAAGACAAACGCTCCCGCTACCAGTCACCGACCGGGCAGCAGCATCACCTGTACAACGTGGCTGCGTTGGTTGATGCGGTCGACACGATCCTCGTGGTCGAGGGTGAACTGGATGCGGCAGCCGCCACGGCTGCCGGGTTTCCAGCGGTCGCCATCCCCGGATCCAATGGGTACAAGAAACATTTCACTCGCTGCTTCGATGGGTTGGAGCGTGTCATCTTGGTGATGGATAACGATTCTGACAGGGAAGATGGATCGAATCCCGGCTGGGAATTGGCGGAGAGAATCCAACGAGAATTGCCGCAGTCTGTGCGCGTTTCCTTACCCGCTGGGCACGATGTGAACAGTACAATTTTGTATTACGGAGCAGAGCATTTCGCCGAACTCATCGGCGGTGTTGAGTAATGGAGGCTCCGTTGAACATTCCCCCGCCGATGGCCCCACCGTTCGGGCTGACCACTGACCAGTTGATCGAGCATCATCGTCGAGCAACCAACTACGCACGCTTCCGCATCGCTGATGCGGGAGCGCGTGAGTACGACGAGCAGGATCATCAACGCATTGAAGAGTTCGACCCACCTCGGATGCTGTTAGAGATCAGGCAGGAGATCGCTGACGCGATCAACTATCTGGTCGGCCTCGACCTCCAGCTCGGTCGATGGCAACGACGAATCGAGGAGATAGCAACATGATTCCCAGCGTGGTGTTCGACATCGAGACAACAGACCTCAAGGGTTTGATGGGCAGGATCTTGTGCTGCTCCTTCCTTGACGGCGAGTCGGGTGAGGTGACGACGTTCCGTGCGGATGAGAAGCCGTGGCGTGGACGCAGCAAGATAGATGACAGCAAACTTGCTGTCGCTATCCGTGACCATCTTGAGAAATACAAACTGATCGCAGGCCACAACAGCAAACTGTTCGACATCCCGTTCATTAACGCTCGCCTCGCGAAGCATGGCGAGCGACCAGTGAACGTCGAGTGGCACATGGATACCCGATGGTTCCTCAACTCATCATCGATGCGTATCGGCAGTGCGAAGTTGGAGAACGCGCAGAAGTTCTTTGAACTGGGCGAGTCGAAGACAGCCATCAGTTGGGAGCAGTGGCAGTTGGCTGCCACGCTCGACAAGAGTGCGATGGATGAGGTCGTGTACCACTGCGAGCAGGACGTGAAAGTCCTGCGAGAACTGATCCCGCACGTCCTCCCGTACATGAAGAACTTGCACAGGTGATCGCAGGATGATTGCAGCAGATGATCCGATCTGGATCGAGGTGATTGAACTGGCGGCAGTGGCTGCACGCCCAGTCGCTGACAGGTTCAAAGGTTTCGTCGATGCCGACGACCTACGTCAGGTGGCATGCGAGTACGCCTCACGTCGGAAGCGGAAGGTCGAGGAGTACCTGATCCGTGACGAGCCAAGCGAACGCAAGCAGGGTGAAGCCGCACTGATCGTGGCGATGCGCCGTGAGTGTGAGAAGTTCGCTCGCCGTGAGAAGGCTGAGCGTTCCGGTTACCGCCCGGAGGATGAGTACTTC